TTAACAAAAAGTGGGGGTATATCCCTGCGAAACCTGGAATGGTTTATTACTAATTACTCTAAAAAGAATAACCTATCATATGAAACGAAGGATGGAAAAATTTTTAGTGTTCATTGCGCGTATAAGTCAAGTTTAGACGGATATTCAAAAAAACTATTCGACCCATTCTGTAGAACAGAGAAGATAATCTATAAACTACCGGATACATCTGAGGAAATTCATACGACTGTTGCACAGCTGAATTTCATCCGATGGTGTATTAAGAATAATATCGTGGATTACATTCGTAATCATCACGATACGTTATTTATGAAAGGGAATACCCTTCGACTCCAGAAGGCTTAGGCCTACCATACCCGGGAGGAATTTTAGGAGACCTGGGAATAAGAGATTCGGGCATTTCGGGTATGTATCTATCCGCAGACATACCTACACCAGACATGAACCCCCTGTCGAAGAGAAATGTCTGATACCCGACGTAATACATGTTGAGTGTGTAGACGTTTGTCAAATTGGGGGTGAGTGAAATATCAAGAATAGTTCGATCTGAATTTAATTTACTGAAGTCCAGGCTTCCCGATGGTTCCACATTAATCGGATTCATCGCGAATGCATACGTGTAAATATTTCTATCGGGCTTAGATAATCTACTATTATACGGTACGACGTACTTATAGAAAACATGATCGGGATTATTTATATTTGGCAAATCCTGACCGTTAATGAATATTTTAGCCGTCTGTTGTACGGGGTTAAAAAACTCCGAACTAAGTCCATACGTATTTGATGTTGAGAAGTTATATCTATTTTCAAACTTTCGCTCGAGGACATCTGTATCACCCGTACCTAGATTCGAAGGACTACCATGTTCACTCTCATCCTCGAAATCTTTGCGTCGTAAAAACCAAAACATAGCTTTCACTGGTATACTGGGAACAAGTTGTAATTTAACATTATTTTCACCTATCTCCGTTTCCAATGTTGGATGTTTATTCACTACATCGGTAATTAGGACCTGTTGCTTCGTGGTCAAATATGACTTTTCTTGTGCCGATACGGTAATTTCTTCTGTTATTAGACTGAATTTGTCCAATGTGAGAGGTGAGAAACTTGGATTATTCGTGAAGAACGTACTCGGTCTAAACTTTATCTCAAACTCTAGTTTTTGTTTGTGAATGGCACACGTAGGAAAATAGGGTCTGTTAGGTGAATTTGAAGCGTATTCATCTCCCTCATACTTACGTGAAAAGAAAAGAGGTATAGGTATCATCAACTGTGATGGGTATCTAGATAAAGTAGCATCGTTTGCAGACGAAGTACCTTCTGATTGATTACGGTTGAGAGTGTATCGTTTTGTCCTCTTTTCAGATGCATCTAAATACAATTCATCGTATATCATACCCCAGTCATCGTGATACTTTTCGAGCTCTAACTCGTCCACGCGCATTGTCACTGTTTCTATCACATGACGGCCTATCTGGTCAGCGATATTGGCATTCGATTCAACTTTGGGAAACTCGAGATGAACATACATGTTACTAAGGAGGTCACCCATGTTCTGTGGATTTAATGTAACTTTTATAGTTTCACCGAATGGCCAGGTGGTCGACGCGTTAGAAGGTTTAGAGACGGTGACGCTTTTATGATATTTCGTAAAGTTTGAATGTTGTGTAGGTTCATATTTAAAGAAGGAATGTGTTGGGCTATCGTGTAATAGGAACGTGTCCTGTTTACCTATCGCATTAAGAGCCAGAACAGAACCGGTATCGGGACCTTTGAGGTCCATACTTATCTATTGCTCACAATTTTTTAAGGTCAGTTTTCCACATGTCAACATACCCAATAGCTTTGAGTGAATTAAGTTCTTCGTTGAGAGTTTTCCATTCGTCGAATAGAGCCTTTACCCTTTCCTCTGTATAATCAATTGTCTTCGTATGTAAGAGATAGTCGTATGAGTCATCAACCTTAGGAAACAGTGTAGACAGTTGAGTCTCTAGATCATGCTTCTTACGTCTGAATATCACTATGTCACCCTCTATCACCATCTTAACGAACCGTGCGCGCCTGGAGCACAGTTCAGCCTTTCTCTTCGTAACTTCGATGAGCCTATTCTTTCTTTTCACATAGTAATCCATACGAAGACCGATGAAGTCAGTGAGTATCTTCTCCGCGCTGTTATATTTACATATACCCTTCGTAGGATGAAATAAGTGCATATTTGAGCACCTGATAGTCTTCTCCAGTTTAAGATCCTTCACAGCGTCTTTGCCGTTGTAATCTTGGATAATAAAATCGACATTCTCAGTTGTACTGTTGTTCGTGAAACCACTGATAATCTTCTTTTCAACTAGGGTATCGAGGTGTTCTTTGTAATCTTGTGTCCATCGACCCGGTGGAAGTTCAGTCACCTTGATCGTCTTTCCGATACACACCCAAACACCTTGAGCCACCCATGAGTCATCGTCCTGTTCTGAGATTGTCCCCTTAAACCCACGGAACCACGGTTTCATTCTGGTCATCTCTTTTCCACGTGTGAAATTGAGAATGTTTTGCTTGATGTCCTCTGGGTTGAAAGGTGGTACGTAGCAGCTGAAACCTGTACCTATACCTTCAGTTCCATTCACAAGTACCATGGGTAGAACAGGCATATAATACTCGGGTTCAATTGCTCGCCCATCATCGTCAAGATAGGTAAGTACTGCATCATCTCTGGGGTCGAAGAGAGATCGAGTCTCCTTTGAGAGCCTTGTAAAGATATATCTCGTTTGAGATGCATCTTTACCACCCATCAAGCGGGTTCCGAACTGACCACATGGTTCAAGAAGATTGATATTATTGGAGCCCGTGTAGTCGTTGGCCAACTTCACAATTGTATCAGCGAGAGAAACTTCACCGTGATGATAAGCAGACTTTTCAGCTACATAGGCAGCCAATTGTGCCACCTTCATCTCAGCAGTCAAATTCTTTTGAAAACAGGAATACATAACCTTTCGTTGAGATGGTTTGAGACCATCAGCCACGTGGGCGATCGAACGCTTCAAATCAGCCAATGAGAAGTTTACCAGGTCCTTGTGAACAAAGTCGGTGATGCTCAACTGTTTCACATTACCATAAGGAACCTCTAGCTCCTTGGGGTCTTTTGCTGTGCTTTCAAGAAGCCAGGTCTTTCGATCATCAGCCTTTTTCTTGTCAAAAGCCAAAGTAATAGATTTATCAGACATCACATCTGTATCAAACTTGACTGTGAGATCTTGGATAATTTTGAAATATTCTCGAGCCTCCACGGAAGTTGAGGTACCCAAACCCTTGTAATATTTGATCCGCCAACCCGGTTGACCATCCCCGTACCATGTACGGAATGAAGAATCCGTATAGAATGACTTGGTTTGGTTACCCCTAGAAGCCTTGATAATCGGGGTGACCATCGATACGACGAATCCCAACTCGAGGAGACTGGGCCAGAAGTAATCAATCATGTTGAGAATTAAACCCTTAATATGTGAACCGTCGTTATCTGCGTCTGTCATGATCATGAGACGACCATATCGAAGCTCTGAAACATCTTTATAGTCTTTCCCCTGTTGGAGACCCAGGATCTTCTTAAGGTCATTGAACTCCTGATTTCCTGTGAGTTGTGCCACAGAAGCATCTCGGACATTTTTACATTTACCACGAAGTGGAAATACACCGTAATGGTCCCTTCCAACCACAGAGAGACCAGCAACCGCTAGGGTCTTAGCCGAATCACCCTCCGTGACGATGAGTGTACATTTCTTAGAATGAGATGTACCAGCTTTGTTTGCATCATCAAGTTTGGGAATACCAGTGATCTTAGACTTTCGTGCACCACCATCAGTCTTGGCGAGTTCTTTCATCTCCTTAAATTTTGAAAGAGCTGTGAGCTCATCGGAAATACCGGTCTTCAAAACGTTTTTTACGAAGGTTTTAGGCATCTCGAACTTTGATCCGAAATCGGTCGCCTTGAGTGTGCATTCAGATTTCACCTGACTCGAGAAGGTTGGATTCTCGAGAGTCGTCCGGACGAATATGCGAAAGGTAGCCTTTACCTGTTGGGGTTTGAGCTTGATCTTTTTTGCCATCTCGTCGATAATTCCAGAAGCAACCAATGAAGCCGCATGATCAACGTGCGTACCACCCTTGGTAGTGCAGATCCCATTTACGAATGAAACCTGTTCCATTCCATCCTCGGACGGTCCGATACAAACAGCCCAACGGTCAGTCGTAGCAGAATACACGTTGTCAACTCCGTCATGCATTTTCGCATAAGCTTCGAAGGTTTGTTTTGGAAGTGCTTCACCGTTAAACTTCACTTTGCAATTCGCTGAAGTACAGATGTTCGCATCCCAAACACGCTTTTCCATGATAGTATAGATACCATTTTCCATATCCTTCATTCCAAACCTAGACCAGTCAGGTTTGAAAGAAACGGAGACAGATGCAGTAGCACCGTTAAATTTTTTCATTTTTGGTGGGTAGCACGTGGACATGTTGTCGAACCATTCTTGGGAATATTCCTGTTTGGTTTCTGGATCCTTGATGATGACCGAAAACCACTTACTGTAGATGTTCGCTAATTTGGCTCCATATCCATTACGGCCCCCGACAATTCTCTTTTGAGAGTCGTCGTAGTTGGTACTCGTGAGCAGGTGACCAAACACGAGTTCGGGATTCCACACATCTTCTTTTTGGTTTTTTTGAATGACGAGTCCTCCGAGAGGACCGTTGTTGTCTATGGTGACCATACCACTATTTTTGTCGACGTTGATAGAAATCGACGTGACCTGTTTGGGGTACATGGAGTTCCGGTCGATGGCGTTGACGAGTACTTCGTCAAAGATTTTGAGTAAAGCCGGGCTGTATTTAGTTGTGGTCTTTTTGAATTTTTTACCATTGAGCACCCAATAGGGTTCCCGAACAGCGTCTACTGGACCGACATAGGAGTCTGGACGCTTTAAGACGTGTTCGATATGGCTAAGTTTTTGAACACTTTCCATTTCAGTTTATTTTATTACGACTCAAATCTCTAACTTAGGTGTTTTATCGAAACCAATACCCATTCGCAGGTGATGATGAGGGTACGTTGGCGGCACTATTTGTTCTAGAGAGGGCTGGTCTAATTTTATCGGGGATGAAAGCGTAAAGTTTCTTTAATTCGTTACAGAGGGATAGGTAGACGTTCTCAGGGATTTTATCAGATATACTGTCTATGATTTGCATTACATTTTGAAGTACATTCATCACTATATTACATGGCTATTTTTCTAAGGGTTTAAGGTGTTGGTAGGTCAGCGTGACGGTTGAGCCTCTGTACCTCGTCGATTATGTCTTTGACGACGTAGGGGCAGTTGCGCTTATCGTGACCCACCTGGCGGCAGCGACCACAGCGACGCGGACCCGATCTCCGACGGGGACGTTGTTCTTGACCCATTCGGTCAATCGCTTCTTGGTAATCTTGAACATCCACGTATCCGTGTTCATTTGGGGGAATCTGTGGAGCTTCCTCAACGGTGCCCACGTGCGTTTGGTGGCGACCACGTCCGATACGGGAAAATGATCCAGTCTTATTGTGAAGGTTTTGGAGATGATCACAGAACTGGAGGTAGAGGCCTTCGGGGATTTTATCTGAGGCCTCGTCCAGCTGTGTCATCATCGTGTGTAAAATATCTTGTTGAGTAGTCATGTTTTTAGATGAAATTTACAAATATTCTTACAAACTTAGGTGCTATTTATTCTTTAACGGCGCCCTTCGACCCGCGCCTCCCAACCATGGTCCACCATTCGCCCGGGGGCGACCCAAAACTCGTGTGTCGCGGCCTCCCAGTAATCGCGGTGATAGACGCATGCATCAATTTGCGTCAACTTTTCTTCCGTCTCCACACAAAGCACCTCCCACTTGGTCATATTTGCCTGCTCCTCCAAGACCTTTAACTTAGCGTTGTTGAAGTACTCGGTCATTTTCCTTTGGCATTCTTCCTTGTAGTCATCGTAAATCTTCTTCTCAAAGGCGGGAAGCTTTTGGAGTGTTTTGAGTGAAAGTTCATCATAGTAGACGAATCCACGTTGAGCGCGGATAATCTCCTCATCGGTTCCAATTTCCAACACAATTGTCCGAAGACCGTTTTCCGTCAGGTTTTTCCAGGTCCAGAAGTTAAACCCAGTGACGATGGGACCACATCCAATGAGTTCCCCAGCCTCACCACCGGGAGCCCATCTGACGTTCTTTTCACACCACTGCTTGATAGCCATATTCTTTCGAAACGCAGTCATACGCTTGATGGGATCAAATGTACGGCGCGCTTCCTTTTCCCACTTCTCGAGAACCTTGTACCCCTCGTGCATCTTCTTCACATAATCCATAAGCTGGTTTCGGAGACGTGTAATCTCAGAGAGACGTGTTGGATCGAGATTCGGTGCGAACGGGGGAGTGCGTCGCACGGGTCGTGGAGACTCGTAGTCACTGTCGTCATCGCTACCAAGTTCCGAATCATCGTCACTGTAGTAGAATTGGTCTTCGTGGAACGGTTTATCGCCGTTGAGCTTGTCATAGATGCGCTTGAACTTGTCGGTCATCTTCAGATACATCCCATCAGAGATCTGACCGGAGATTTCGTCGATGCAGGTCATGAGGCTTTTGAGATCTTCCATTTTTTCAGTTGAAAAATTTCAAAAGCTTGATTGACTTAGGTTGTTTTTATAGTATGGAGTAAAATGTAGAAGCGGGAACGCTTAACATGATTTTTTGTTTAATGGGTTTTGACTTAAGTGTTATCGGAACTTAACTATTTCCGACGCGAACGGGGTGTGGGTCGAATCAATTTTTCTTCGTAAGGGATAACGTGTTTAAGTTCGAAATTTCTACGAGTGATGGGACTTTTACCCACTAAATTTTTACTTCTCATGAGCATCTTAATAATACCCTCTTGATTATAAACCTGTTTTACCTTATTACCGACAAGATCTTTCGATATGAACACGCGCCTGTTCTTAGGTATATTCGTGGCATTGGTATTACTGAAACTATTGTTATAATACGTAGCCACATTAGTCGTATTGTGGCGAGGTAAATCTTTATTATATTTCCTTCGTATCGCAATATGATTATTCATCAATTCTTTTACTTTTACCGCTGATGTACCCGAACCTCTCTTCTGGCGTTCGACGATCTCCTGCGCTCTTCGCCCCTCGGATCGACCAATTTCACGTACACGGGCCGCGAAGGATCTAATTTCTTGTCGTCGCTGTACAGTTTCAGGACTCGCTGCACGTCTTTGGCGAATTGTGTTGGCGGACAAACGCACCATTTATTATAAACACAGGGAATTATCGCCTGTTGGAGTTGCTCTTACGGCTGCTGCTGGGGCTGTTGGAGTTGCTCTTACGGCTGCTGCTGGGGCTGTTGGAGTTGCTCTTACGATTGTTGTTGTTTGAATTTGAATTGGAATTTGAGTTGTTGGAATTCATGTTATTTTTAGTGGGGCGGCGGGGTCGTGTGTTGTTGTTATTTTTTGAGTTAGAATTGGAGTTTGCGTTACGGTTACCTCTTGGTGACCTCCCAGTATGTACCCAGTTTAGTACGTCCTTAATAGACCACGACCCATCAATTTTATCGTATCCCTTCCAGCTCATAGCCGTCGTCCTAACACCAAACAATCCGTCATTATCGGGAAGTTGCATTGTTCCCTGAAACAATCTAAGTGTCTTTCCAGTCTTCGAAGTGGTGCTCATAATGTACGGGAAAGTTTTTGAAAAATACTTCCACTCGGCAGTGTTGCGTTCACTTTTTGGTGTATATTTGTGAATTATACCCCAAATGAACTTCTTAATGAAAGAGATACGCTTACGAGGATCATTAGGACCAGGGTTTTTCGCGAACGCCTCCTTGGAGTCCCGGTTGGTCGCTAACATCATAGCATACAGAGCCTCCATGTAGCAGAAATGATGTTGAGAAAGTTCATCGTATTGAGAAAGTTTGAATGCCCCCTTTGCAACCTTTTCACCGTACTTATTGCGAATTAGGCTTCCAAAATTTGTTGGGTCATTCGCAAATGTACTGTAGCTATTGTTTACAAAACCACCCGAAGGTTGTACTTGTACCTTGGAGGTAGTCCCGTCAGAGCGGTTGCGGACCTTTGCTTTACATCCAAAAATAGATCGTACCCTAGGCGTACTCCACTGGGACGCGACAAACTGGTTTCTCGCGACGTTTTCAAATTTTGAACCACCAACGCGCCTTCCCTCGCCATCAACAAACGCGGCTCCATACATAGAATCGTATACAGTCACTTTACCATTTTGATGTTCTACATGAAGGAGACCGGTATGACCCGTCCTATTTTCAAACTTATGAGTAAGTAAAATGAAGTCGTGATCAGTGTCGTGGGGGTACTTTTTTCTCGTTGTATTGAGATTATTAGTGGTCTCCTTAATTTGGTAAGACATATATCCACGAGTTCCAATAGTATCTGTCATGATCTGCTCAAACATACCCGGGGCGTGAAGATATTTCTTGGCAATTTCAGAAGCGTTCTCGATAGCGAGAAGGGTTCGGGCTCGTTCTCGTTCTCCTCCACCAGTCTTGTTTCCCGCTGTACGTTCTATGTAATCGCTACTGTTGAACTTGAGAGTCTTTTCACCAATCACTTTCATGAGCTGGGTGCGATTTGCACCCGTTGGTAGAAGTTTTACAGGTACAGGATTACTCATATATTATCTACTTATATTTTTATTTCATGAGTTGCTTTTGAAGCTCAGCTAAGGTGATGTCATCTTCGTCCTCTCCGACGAATTTCCAAAAACTTCTGTAATCATGCTTACTTTTGAAAATACCCTCCTTAATCATTTTATAAGAGAGTTCATCATGCTCTTTATGAAATGATACACTTAATTTACACCATTCTGCGAAGTCCATTCCAGCGTCAAAGTCGCGCTCGAGCTGCACGCGATCATCTTGGTTTTTCAAGTATTCTTTTGTGAGCGCGACGTGGCCGTCGATCAAAAAAATACAGGGGTCGGCAGACGACATCGGCTCCATGTTGACCAGGTGAGGAATGACCTTGCTCATTGTTGGTTGT